CTCAGGACCAGGCATATTCCCCATCCGCGCCAGGACTGACGCACGTCGCGGGTTGTCGCCGGACTTCACCGGTGGCTTGAGGTTCATGCCCTCGGCCTTGGCGCTGGCGCGACCCTTGGCGTTCAAGCCGCCGGTGGCCGACTTACCCTCCTTGCGCGTCCAGGCCGCTGTCACTTCTTCACCGGCTTGGCAGTCTTGGCCGCCTTGCGGAAGTCGGCTGCGCTGGGAGCCGCCTTTGTGCCAGGCTTGTTCATCTTCTCGCCGGAGCCAGCCTTGATGCGCTTTTGCTTGGCGTTGATGTTTGCATAAAGTCCAGGTTTCATTCCTCTTCCCCTTCTAGTTCCGTGTCCACATACTCTTCATCTTCTCCACTGCCGTCGTTCGGGCCTCCCGTAACCCACGCATCGCACGTTCGACTAGCTGCGCACTTGAAGTCAAAAATCTCGCAATAGCCGAGGTCAGCGAGGCGTATAGTTCCCCAAGGGTCTGCTTCATTTCCAATTCCTTTAGCAATACATTGCTTAATTGAGTCCTGCACATTAAACGCTGCGCAGTTAGCGCATAGGCTCTTCTTTGAATCTTCGATGCTCACGTCCCAGGTGTCGGCCTTGTTACGCCAAAAAGCCTCGTTTGGCAGCTTCGGATTCTCAGGGCCGTAGGCTGCGGTGGTGATTGCCTTCGCCCGATTCTTCAGATTCAGCACAACATCCTGGGTAGGCATAGGACACTTTTCGACCTCCTTCTCGGATGTCATCATCTGGTCCATCGCCGCCTGGTACTTGGCCGGTACGTCGCGTGTAGCCATTACATCCCCCTCTTGGCTTTGTTGGTTGCTGTGCGCTCACCGCGCATTGGCAGCTTGGCCTCGGACAGTGCAATGGCAATTGCCTGCTTGGGATTCTTCACAACGCGCTTGGTCATGCCCGAGTGCAGCTTGCCAGACTTGTACTCGCCCATCACCTTCTCAATCTTTTTCGCAGCCTTGTCCATCTTCATAGATTACCCCTTTGGTTGGATGCGTAATTATGCTACTCGCGCAAGGTTACGGCGCAGCGGCTTACTCCAGGACACTTTAGCCCCGCCAAATGCGCCAATTACCGCGTCTGAGGCAAACGTCAGGCAAAAGGCGTCTGCCCTGTCTGGACTCGGGAACCCGCGCTTCCTGATCTCGTCCTTGCCCTCGATCTGAATCTTTCCGGAACTGGTAAACGAATAGCGCACGATAGCTAACTCGGCCACCAAAGCCTCGTCTTTGGGCATCTTGCAGTCCCGACCCTCCAACCAGGCTTTGGCCTTGTGCCAGAGTTCAGCCTTCAGATTCCTGTACGTCGCGCCCATCGCTGGACTCTCGGACACATTGATGCCGCGACAAGGCAGATTTAACTCTCTCAGCCGGTCAACCACTCCCGCCCCCAGGCCGATGCTGTCCACCAGGATTTCCATTGGCCTCTCGCTTGGCGGCAGCGCCTCGTACTCGGACACCACCGCGCCGGTCAGTTGCATCAGGTCCAGATTCTTCCAGGTCTTGATTGGCTCGGTCACGGCGTTCCCCTTGCGCTTGCAGAGTGCCGACCTGTCACTACCAAACCGCGCAACGTCCAAACCCCAAACCATTGGCGCTGACTGGCTAGGCTCAACGTCCCTCTGCTGCGCCATCTCTAGCAACTCCATTGGAATGACAGTATCGTCATCTGACCTGGGGAACTCGCCTAGTACGCGGATCCGGTAGGCGTTGCTCTCTTCGCCGTAGCGTGCCGCCATCTCTTCGAGGTACGCCTCTGATACGCGGGGGGAGTCGGCGCAACTCACCTTCATGGTGACCCAGTCATCCTTGAGCCGGTTGTGGGTGTCGTAGAAGAAACCCGTACTCCGCACAGGATTCCCGAGTAGCAGGGTGACCGCCTTGTGTCCGGACATTGAACCGGCTGCGGCCTCAAATACCGCCTCTGGGATACCTGATGCCTCATCTGCCACCAGCATGACGTTGTCACTGTGAACGCCTTGCAGCGCCTCCGGTTGCTCTGCGCGGCTTGTCCTGGCCGAGATAAACGCCTCGTTGGGCGCTTCCTTCACCTCGACCCTGTCCTGCTTCACGTCCAACTGATCTGCCAGCATGGGCGGTAGCTGCTTAACCCACCGCTTCAGTTCCGCGAACAGGGCGTCGTAAAGTTGGCTTGACGTTGGCGCTGTAACGACAATCTTTACAGGGAACCGCAGGAACAGATACCACAGCATCGCCCAGGCGCTTGCGGTTGACTTGCCAACGCCGTGGCCGGAGCGTACGCTAATGCGTCGGTTGCCAGCCGCGATGTGATTCATGAACTCTACTTGCCAATCATCAGGCTCGGTGTTCAGCACCTCGCGCACAAACAGCACTGGGTCGTTGCGATACCGCAACGCGAACTCGATAAACGGGTTATCGGAATTCTCAGAATTTTTTTTGGAAGACATACGGCGTTACCAGGTGGGTGGGTAGGGGGTCAGTGGAACAGTCACCAGCTTGCGCGGATAGTCACTAGTGTGCATTCGTACATTCGGTAGGTGTTTAGGTGCTGCCACAACCGCCCCGCCGCCACGCGCCCCGCGGGGGGGGTCGGGCGCCGGCCGGCCAGGGCGCGGCCACCTGGCGACGGGCTGCAGCCTGTGGACAACTCAGCATGGGCTGCTCTGCCTATGGCGCGACGCTATGGTGCGCGTAACCCGTTGATTCCATTGAACATTGTCCGGATAATGCTGACAATATACAAATAACGCAATAGATGCAGTGTCCATTATGTGAACCTAGAAGTGCTGTTTATGCGTGTTTCTGCCTAATCGTTGGGCAGTTGCACCGGTTCTGTTGATAACTTTGGCATTCGCTCTGTGGATAACTCCTCGACCACCTCGACGTGGCGAAGAGCCTCCATGCGTAAACCCTGGATGGAAATGTTCACCGACTGCGCTTTGTCAGTGCCGTAGGTCTTGCGATCCCAGCGTTCTGCCAGCCACTGCCGCGTCCGGATGCGCTGCACGTCGCGCTGCGCGTTATCCACTTTCATGCTGTCCGCTATGGTGAGCGTCTCGCAAGCGAGATGCGAGGCAGCTTCCACCCGCGCGCGTGTAATTATAGAATGATAATCATTCTCATCTATCCACTTATCGAGCGCACGCCGTCCGATTCCTAGGCCACGGCATATGTCTGCCTTGCTGCGCCCCTCCTCAAACATCGACAAGACAAGTTCCGCGTCCAAGTCTTCCAGCAGCGCCAGGTCTGCTCTCACCTTCGGATTACCAGGCATTACAAAGCCCTCCAAGCGCGTTTAGCTGGTGCAAGCACCCTGCATACCACCTCATGCTGCAAATCACTTCCTGCGTTCATTCTTGTCCCTTTCTGCTGCCTTTGTGTCGAACAACTTGCCACCTCGGAATGGTTTGCTGATGTCGATGTCGTTCTCCATGTCCTCGAACCCGCTAAAACCTTGAGGCTGAATAGGAATCATTCTCGTTCCAGGTATCGCCGCCTTGATCTCCCTTACCTGAGTAAGAGTCTTACCGTTCATTACCACTTCCAGTTCTTCAAGAGTCCAGACCGAACGATTAACTGGCAGCTTGTGGAACTGGTCGTACCAGGTCGCCATCTGTTTGTCCCTGACGATGACCATCAAGCTCCCGTCGCCCATCCGGTGTTCCATGCAATCGATTTTAGGCATCTGCTCAATGCCTGCCTCAGTAGCCCACCTAGTAAGCGCCTTGTACGCCGCGATCATTCCCTTAATGGCCTTCTCCAGCCGTTCCTCATCACGCGCCTGGCTTGCCTCCCAGATGCGCTCCCGCTGTGCGCTGACCTTCCTGCGGAACTCAGGCTCCACCAGGTCAATCACTCGGTCTATGCCCCAGACCTTCTCATTCTCCATCTTCGCCATCTCCATCTCAACCATGAGCGAATGCTCAAAGACTTTGAAACGGTCGCTCGGATAGACGTCAGTCTCCAATAATTTCTTCGTTGCCATCTCTAACCCTTT